CACCAGAGCCTGGAGGAATGGCAGGATGCCTATGAGGATCTGGCCGACAAGACCGCCAAGGCAGGCAAGCGGCCGGCACGCGAGCGCATGACGCTGATCAAGGAACTGCGCGAGGTCAATGAGCCCACGCTGCAGCGCGTCGATATGGTTAAGCGGATCAGGCACACCGCCGCCTACAGCAAGCGGATCAATGCGCTGGGAGCGGCGGCGCAGTAGATAGGAACAGGGCACGCTCGCCCTTCCTACGTCTGACAAGGCCGGGGAGCTCTTTGCCCCCGGCCTTTGTCCACATGAGGAAAGCATCAGCCGCGGCGTCCCACTCCTCGCGCTGGATCTTCATGCGGATGGTTGAGCGCTGGAAGTTGCCCAGGCCTACATTGAAGCTGAAGCTGACACAAGCATCGAACCGACTTTGATGGCCAGCAAGATTAGGAGCGAGTCGTAGTACACCTCGCTCAAAGTTCTCAAGGTCTTTAGCAAGTATTGCATTGACTTCATCCATGCTTAGGGTGCGATCCCAGCCAGGCGGTAAGGGCAGGTTCTTGCGCTCCTCCATCGGCACCCGGATGTGGGTCTGGTCAATGACATGGCCCACACCAACCGTCCAGATCAGCGCCGGGCAGCGGTATGGTTTGACCCGCACGCCCTCGTCGTGCTTGATCATGGCAATGGCCCGGTCGGATGTTTTCATTTGCCGAATGCGCGGCCGCCGAAGTGGAAGGCGATTATGCTGGCAAACAGCGTGGCGGTCTCTGCATCCCAGAGCATGTCTGACAGGGTTGCAAAGTCTACCCCCCGCTCCCATCCATACCAGAACAGGCCAGCATCAATGAACACCAGCAGGAAGAAGAATCCGTAGGTGATCACAGGCCGCACGCTGGCACGCAGGTTCTTCATCCAAGTGCTGGTGCCCTCGTTGAGGCTCATGTCGTGCGCGTAGATCGCCTGCATCTCAGCCTGCTGCGCCTGGATTAGAGTCTGCTGCTGCTGCATCTCAGCGTTGGCCTGTATCTGATCTAGCCTGATCTCCTCGACCCTGGCCTGGGCGGCATAGCCGCGCTCCAGCATCTGCAGCTCACGCTCGGTCTGCATCTTGGCCAGCTCCAGCTCATGCTTCTTGTCGGACTTGTCCTGAAAGAAGTCCAAGATTTTGGGCAGGCCACCCATCAGGAACGAAACAACCGTCGAGAGAAGGGTCAGCATAGTCAGACTCCAAAGTAAGCAAAGGCCATTAGGGCAGCACCAACAGATCCAACTGCCACGCTGGCCCAAAACAACGGCATGGTCACGGCCAGGATGGCCGCGGTCGAGAGCACAATACCGATCTGCAAAGCTGACCCGGCAAAAGTGAAGTAGGGGCTGCGCTGCTTGGCATGGTCGCGCTCCTCTTCAAGGGCATGCGCATGCGCCATGATGTCTTCCATGTCCATCTTCATCCTGGCGGCAGCGTCTGCGCGGCCAGCTACGTCATAGACCACAGAGCGCACGTTCTTGGCCTGATACCAAGCCCACAGGTTGTTTGATTGAATGGTGTTGGTCAACACTTTGGAGCTGTTGCTGTTGCCAAGCATAGTATTGACGGCCAACAGCGCAGCAAAAATAGTCACCGTAATGGCGGCGCGTTTCTTGATGATGACTTCAAGTTCTGATCGAGTCATATTGCCTGCATCACGGCCCAGATGGTCACTGCGATAGCAAAGCCGCCAACGGCCAGGCCGATGAGGATAGCGATCATCTCTTCAATCTCAGCTTGCTTGCGCTGCTTGGCTTCCTTCTTGCGCCGCGCCTCGTGGGCAGCATCAATGTCCATTTGCTTTGCTCTGGCCGTGATTCTGGCCCAGACGTCCATCTTGTTGCTCTGGAAAAAGAGCATCTTGATCTGCTCTTCGAACTCCCTTGCCGACTCCAGCGCCATCTCTAGCTCAAGCGCTTTGCCCAGTGATGATCCCTTGAAGCCGCCAGCCTTGGCCTGCTTGACCACCTCGATGGCCTGCTCCTTGGCGTCGAAATACTTACCCAACACCGGCCCGAGCGAGGCCACATCGTCAACGGTCTTCGAGACTTTCTTGACAAGCTGAACTGCCGAGGAGATGGCAGCAAGAGCGGTTACTGGATCGATCATTTCTTTTCGCGCCACTCAAGACAAAACACTTTCCTGTCGTAAACGTCACCTGTCCAGGCCCACCTCACGCATTCGTACTTCTTTTCTGGCGGCTGCTGCGTCTGCTGCAAGAGACTCGGTGCAATCTCTATAGGCTCGGCAGCGGCCTGCTCAATCATTTTGCAATCCAGATCGCCGCAAAGATAGTCCCGGCCATGCTCACCAGCATGATGCCTGCGGTCTTCATCATGATGCCCTCGATGCGCTTGAGCCTGGCATTGATCTGCTCATACCTGATCGCGCAGACTTCTTCATGCGTAGATAGGCGTGCATCAGTCGCGTCAACAGTAGCCATCACCAAGGTACTCCTGCTGCGCTCACAGGGTTCTTCTGCGCGGCGATGTTCTGTGCCAGTGCGGCCTCGGTGGCAGCTTTGTCCACGCCGCTTTGCCAGCACCACCCAAGCACCTGATCTTGAGTCAGGGATGCGTAGGGCGTTGTCGGCTGGCCCTCTGACCATGAGCAGGTAGCGTAGATGCTGGCGCTGTAGTCGCCGTCCACAGCAGTGGCTTGCCAATGAGCGGTGGTCACGAAACCGTCAGAGGTGCGGCGGTCAAGCTGAGAGATTGTCCAAGTGATGGTGGTCATGATTTACGCTCCTTTAAGGGTGGGTTGCTTTGTATGCATCGAACTCGGCTTTGAGTTCTTGGATTGCCGCCGTGAGGGTTGCCACCAAGAACGATGTGTCGATGCCTTGGGGCTTGATGCTGCCGTCTTCGTTCACAGCATCTTTCTCACCCGTAACCGCATCAGGGCAAACCTCTTGCAGTTCATGGGCTATAAAGCCCTGACCATCTGAGCCGTCTGACTTCCACTTGTAGGTGCAGGGTTTTAGAGCGGCAACTTTAGCCAACGCCCCCGTCATCGGCTGGATGTTTTCTTTTAGGCGGTAATCGGAGGATGTGTTGTACGCGACTGCTGTGGTGCCGCTTTGGGTGATTGAGCCGATTTGTCCGCCGTTGTACCCAAAACCAATGAAACCGTCTCCATTCCCATTCAACGTGGAGTGATTGATGTAGACTTTGCCGTCCCCAACACCTTGGAAGGTGAACGAACGAGAGTTTGTAAAGCCAGTTGTCGTAGTCCCCACCAGCAAATTCCCACTGCTGTCGATACGGGCGCGTTCTGAGCCAGCCGTTGAAAATTGCAGCGTATCTTGACCAGCCAACAACAAAGATTGAAGATTTCCAGAACCGACGCGAGTTGAGTTAATTCTTGCTGTTGAGCTATCAGTAAAGTCAAAACGCAACGCTTGGTTGGAATCAGATGGGTTGCCAATCTGAAGTCTTACCCCCGGCGAACTCGTCCCAATGCCCAACCCGGTAGAGGTCAGGCGCATATATTCCGTCGAGTAATTGTGGTTGCCCCAAATGTGCGTTGTCGAGAACAACCGCAAATCACCGGCAGACTCTTGGTTTTGAACAATGAAATTGTTGCTGCCAGCAGGCTGATAAAGCCAAGTTCCGTCAGAATTGGTCGTGCCCGTAGTGCTGTTGGTGAACTTCAGGATGCCGTTGTTTGCTCCGCTGTATATCTCAAGCACCGGGCTAGAGCCAACGGCAACAGGTGCGCCTCCAAGACCCAAATTCGTCCCATCAAACGTCAGCGCACTCCCCGTGGTCAGCACCTTGCTGCCATTGAGGTAGGCCACTCCGTTGGCGGTGCCGGCTGAAAAAATTGGGTTGCCGCTAAATGTTGGGGCGTCAGCAAATACCAGTGCGCCAGTGCCAGTTTCATCTGTCATTGCTGCGCGTAAATTTGCAGACGATGGAGTGCCAAGCCACGTTGCAACATTAGCTGCGGCATTTGCAGTAACAGTTAAGCCAGCAATTGGGTTTCCATTTGCATCAAAATTTAGCGTCTTGTTTGCTCGGTCAGACGCTCTAGGCAACGTCATGTTGATGCTTGTCGGATCTGTCTGTGGTGCTTGTAAAGCACGCTGCAATCCTTCAGCATTTTGCTGCGCAAAGATGGTCTGCTGGTCGAGCTCGTCGTTGAGCACGTTGGCAAAGAAGTCACCGCCCGTGGTGAAGTCAGTGGTGCGCGAGATGGTGCGGTTGCCGACAATGGCGTACTGGGTTGGGCTGGCCGGTGCCAGCGCCAGCCCAGCAGCCGTGATAGTCACCGAGCCAGTGCCATTGGCGTTTATGACCACGGTGTAGTGGGTAGTCAACGTCAGCAGGACATCGTCCTTGTAGACCGCAATGTCGGTGTTCGCCAGGATCTCAAAAGTGAAGGCATAAGGCCCAGCGCCACCAGCGCCACTTGGCGCGTAGACTTGCCTGCGGGTCACATTACTTATTGGCACTGCCATGATGCATTCCTTCCGATTGACAATTGTACGGTTTTAATCTGGTTTGTAATAGAGCCCGTTGGCCTTGCGCAGCTCTTTGAGCTCGTCGATCCTGGCCTGCAAACTGGGCTCCTCCATCTTGAGCTGTTGCTTGGCGGCGTCCATGAATTTGCTATGCACCCGCTGCACGGTTTTCTGCTGGTCGTCCAACGACAGCAGATCAAAGCCCGGCGTCTGCATGATGTCCAAAATCCCCTGCTTGGCCGGCAGCTCCTTGCCGTAGATGGTCAACAGGCGGTTGTACTGGAAGGCATCCATCTCGACGCCGTCGATCTTGCGTTCAGGCATACCAATGGGCGAGCCCATGCGCACCAACTTATCGTCCACCTCGCTGAACTGCTGGGGTGTCACGCGGGTTGGCAGCACAAGCTCATAGGCCGCGCCCGTGCCTGACTTGGTCGGCTCGCCCCACAGATTGAGCGCCTCGGGCAAGTCAGCGCTAAAGTAGGGCAGGCGCGACTTGTACCGATTAAATGCCTCGACAAACCCGCGCACGCCCATGGGCAGCTCCGGACTGGCGCGGGTGTCCCGGTTGGTTGGGTCGGACAGGCGCTCGATGCCGGCCAGCAGCGAGCCGTAAGCACCCGCTGGCGAGCCGCCAATTACGAAGCCGCCGAACTGCTTTACCAGCCCGTCCACAATCTTCTTGCCGTCCACCTCACCTTGTTGGGTAGTGCCTAGCAGCTTGGCCACCTCGGCCACGCCCTGGAGGTAGGGCTGCTCCTTGAGGTACTCATACAGGCCATAGGTTCCGCCCAGGAAGACCTCCTCAATCTTGCTGGCGTCCTGCTCATGCTTGGCGTATTCCGCATAGTCAGCGGCCACAGCCAACAGCGCAGAGATCGGCTCCATGCCGCTGTAGCTGTAGTACTTGTCGCCGATCTTGAGCGAGTACGGTTGCCAGCCATCGCGGGTCAGTGCATCGCGGTCGGCTTTGCGAGCTGGGCCGCGCCCAGTAATGCTGCCTTCGCCGGCCAGAGCCGCAAAGGTGGCCAGCACCGCCGAGCCCAGCGTGACCTTGGCCAGGGCCATGTCGCGGTACACGCCGCCCTTGGCGACCTCCTCTCGCCACTGCGAGGACAGCGGGGCGAACGGGGTGCGCTCAATGACCTGTAGGCCAATGTTGGCCGGGGTCTTAAAGAACGGCACCACGATCTTGAGGGCAGGGTGGTTAAAGGTCTGCTGCAGGCTTTTGAGCGCTGGGGGCAGATCGGCGGTGAAGGTGCCCTTCTGGGCAAACAGGGATGCTGCCTCGTCCAGGTCTCGGGGCGGGTTCTGGAACAGGCTGATCGCCTCGGCCTCGGCCTTGGCCAGAGCATCTGCTTCTGGCATTCCAGAGTCCAGCGCCTCGCGGTAGACCGATTTGCTGCGCCGAGTGACCTGGGTGTTGAGCTCCATGCGGTAAAGCACGCCCTTGAAAAACTCGTCCTCAGACATGAGCATTCTGCCGGGCAGGGTGATGGCGGTGCCGTAGTAGTCAACGGCTTTGGCCAGCCACTTGTCCTGCTCTATGCCGAATGCCGCCGAGCTAATAGATGGCACGGTGGTGCCGCGCTGCGCCTCGATCTTGCTCATCAGGTCGCTTGGCTGGTTCTTCTTGAACGCAGTGGTGGCCAGATCAAAACCTTCAACCAACCCGTTGCGCAGTGACTGAATCATAGTCAGCGCTTCGTCGTAGCCGATCTTCTCGGCCTCGCTTCCTGGCACCAATGCCTTGAATGAGCGCACGCCGGGTGGCAGCACATTGCTGTAGAAGGCGGCCATCAAGCGCTCAGGGATCTGATACAGACCAAAGGTGCTGTTGGAGACAATGTTCTTGGCGTGCGACACGGGGCTGGATAGAAGCCCGTTAATGTAGGTGGTAAACCAGACATCCTTGATGCCAGACATCATGGACTTTTCGACCAGCGCATTGCGAGCTGCCCGAGACTCTATCGTCAGGTAGGACTTGGCAAGATCAGACAGGGCAGCATCGCCGCCGTACTCGTCGATGACCTGGCGCACGATGGCGGCGTTGCCATCGCGGGGGATTCGGAAGACAGCCAGCGATCTGGCGGTCTCGGTCTGAATGCCCTTCACGCCGCGCTGGATCAGGCCATGGAAGGCGATCTGCTGGCGCAGCACCAGCTTGTCCACATCGGTGGCCTGACCAGAGTTGACCAGCTTGAATAGGCGATCAAGCTCGTTGGCGCTGGACTCTAGCACCTCCAGCGCTTTGTAGGTCTCGACGGCGTTGGCCATCATCTTGCCATCGCTGCCGATCAGCCTGGACAGGAATGCCTCACTGATGCCAGACTCGGCGGCCTTGGCCTTGATCTCATCAAAGGTCACCGCCTTGGTGCGGATGTTCAGCGCGTCAGCCACGCCGCCCACAATGGCCGCTGCATCCTCGGTCTGGTAGCGCGACAGGTTGAACGGCTCATCGGGCGTGCCGCCGGGCTTACCAAGGTTGGGAGCTGCAGCCTGTCGGGCTTTGACGGCAGCGCCTACCGCCTGTGTCAGCGGCTGGTCAGCCTCGGGAATCAGCTTAAAGCGGCCAGCCTTGGCTGCATCTGGTAGCTCGCCGGGCAGAGCACGGGCTGCCTCTGGCACCAGATTGCGCTCGGCCTTTGGGGCTTGCCGGGTGATTATCTTGCGGATTGCTGCATCTGAAAGACCAGCAACTTGCACGCCTTCTTCCATGCTGGGCGTGCCGATCTCTGCATCTGGCTGGGGCTCGGCCATCATGTCCTGGGCCGCACCAGGCATGGGCTCCAGGGGGATCTGATCGGCCGGGGTGCCGGGCGCAGCAACCGGCAGGATCTGGCCTAGTCTCTGCTCAAGGGGCTGTTGAGAGATGGCCATCACTTAGCTCCTTGTCGCAAGGCCGTATCGCCCTGGTTTACGCCTGTCTGCTGTCTTCCTGTAGCAGCTCTTCCTCTGGTTCGCTCGGATCCATTGGAAGCGTTACTTGCGCCAGTTCTCGAAACAGATCCAGCGGGTTGGATTGGGGAGCCAATGGCTGCTGCAAAGTCGTCAATGAGTTCACGATTTACTCCTGGCCATGAATACCATGGCTTGCCAAAGTATGGATTAGGACTGCCGTTTTCCAGTGTGTCCTTGGAGAAGTATTTTACCCCTGGAAAATCATCAGGGATGATGCCATTTTTCTTGTCCATAACATGGTTAAACAGCTCATCCAGGTCTGCCTTGGTCATGGCGTACTGATTGCCGCCAGCCGTTGGGTACACAAAGCGGTTGCCGCCACCAGGAGTGCGCTCATACGTCACACCAAAAGCACGCTCATGCATGCGTCCTTCTTTGACCGGCACATTGGAAAACGGTGTGGCCGCGCCTTCTGCTTTCTTGACGATGGTCTCCAGAGTCGGGTGCGCAACCTCTTGGCCAGATGACAGCACCCAGCTTTCCCAGTGATAGCGGCCAAGGCTGGCTTCATTGCCTCGGCCAACCATGTTGTAGAGATCCTTGACTCTAGCGCCCAATGAGCGCTCCAAGCCCTCATAAATAGCAAGGCCAGGGCCACCATCAAACAGGTGGGCCACATCGTCGTAGATCTTTTCGCCGCCGGCAAACAGGCGGTTAATCTGGATGCGGTCTAACACCATCACATCATCGCGGCCAGACACCAGCAAGGCGAAAGAGAGCACCTTGTTCTTGATGCCCACATTCTCAGCCAGCCCATAGAACTCGCGTCGAATCATGGGGCCGGTCATTTGCGGGTTGGCGATCATGTCATGCAGCGCCTGCAGCTTCGTGCGACCATCTGGCAGCTTCTCACTCATCTTTGGTAGGAAGACGCGCAGATAATCGTTGGCGTTACTGGTAACCATGTTGCCGGGGCTGCCGGCAGGTATGGTCTTTTTGATCATCTCCAGGCCAGCGTCAACGTCTGCCTGGGTATATTCCCCGCGCACCGCCTTCTGAATGATTGGCTGCATGGCTTCGGCCAAGTCGAGGAAGCCAGACTCATGCGGGTAAGCGGATGCACGGCGAGACAACATTGCCCAGAACATTAGCGTGCCAGTGGTATCTGCTTGAGCCGCGCCGCTTTGATATGCGCCCTTGAACTTGTCCACCACAGCAAAGCCTCTGGCTGCCTCATCGAGCTGACCCTTTGTCATGCTGCCAAACCATTGCGACCACTTGGTCATGTCGTTGACGTTGTCCACCATCCAGCGCGGTGGGATTGGCACTTCGGTGGAGTTGTAGACATTGGCCAGCATAGTCGAAAAGGATTCATTCGACGCAAGCGGATCAGGGAATGCAGTGGCTAAATCGTCCAGGCGAGTGGCAACATCGGTGTAGTTTCCTGGGTTCACCACGTTGGTGATATTCTGGCCATTGCCCTCTGGTGTGTATGCTCCTTCCACCTTGACCCGGTACTCTGGTGCGAGCTGCAAATTCTGACCACTGGCCACCTTGGTCGATAACTTGACAGTGCCGCTTTTCACTTTTGCCGCCGACTTTGTGGTTACTTGTCCGAACTTTTCCAGCGGCACCGCCGGCATGACCAGCCCCTGGCGCTGCAGCAGCTCGCCGGCCATGCGCCCGGCTGTCGGGGCCAAAGCCCTGCCGCCAGCAGCCACAGCTTTGCCCACAGGCACAATGTTGAGCCCGACATCCATGGCGGCCAGAGATGCATCTTCTGTAAGCTGTCGCGCAAAACCAGTGCCGCGGGTCAATGACTGACCAGTGCCTGCCTGTTGTAGCGCCATCGGCGTGCCCTGCCATTCAGCTGGGGCCAATACACTACGGGTACCAGGCTTGGCGGTGCCGACGAATGGTACAAAGTCGGCCAGGCTGATCTTGCCCAGGAACGGCACATCAACCTGGCCCAGGCTATCCAGGAAGCGGCCAGCCTGCTCCAACGTCAAACCAGTGGCCTCCAGCGCCTTCTCAAAGCGCGTGGGCTCAATGGCCCTGATCGTCGGCATGCCGCCGCCTGCATCGGTCATAGTGCCGCTCGGGCCGGCGGCCAGCAGCACATCTTCTGGCTGCTGCTCGGGCGCGGTTATCTCTGGCGCAGCCGGCGGGTCTGGAAACTGATAAGAAGCCAGGGCCGACAGATACGCATTTTCAATTGTGCTGTAAGCCACTACTTTTCTCCTGCTGCTTGTTTAAATCTTTGAGTGGTCATGTTTTATTTTTGTTTAAAGTCGGGCGCGGTTTCCAACAAGTAACGTACATGGTTGTACGAAAAACCGAAGCCATCTCTCAATTCGTCTTCTATGGCTTGGCGTCTGTCTATAAGCTGCTCGGCTTTAGCTCTGGGAAGTTTTTTGTCGCCGAGCTCAGTCGTTAAGCGTTGATACTCTGCGCTCTTGAGTTCGTACTCCCGTTTTTTTGCGGGTGTCAAACGTGCGATAACCGCCGCCATGCCTGCTGGCAATGGCGCACTTGCAGCAGCGGGAGCGGCAGCTGGGGCTGGGGCTGGGGCTCGGGCCGGCGCAGGTGCTGGAGCTGGTCTTGGAGCCGGTGCTTGAGCCGGTGCTGCACGCACAGGCGCAGGCGCAGCAGCTGGTGCTGGTGCCGGGGCCGGTGCTGGGGTGGGGGCTGGTGCTGGTGCCGGGGCCGGGGCCGGGGCCGGGGCTGGCATAGATGGCGGCGGCAGCAATGGCGCGGAAACAGTTTCTCCAGCGGCCTGCTTTAATAGTTTTTCCAGCTCGTCAATTTGTCGCAATTTGTTGACATCATTGCCAGCTTTTTGTTTTAGCGTTGGCAGATTTTCCAAGGTCACTGGGCCAGTAATCCAATCTCGCCCAGGAACAGCGCTGCCATCTGCCCGGCGTGCAAATGTTTCAAGTCGCTTTTGTGCAGCTCTAGCGGTTTCGGTGTTTCTACTTGCAGTAACACCGTTCATCAACTGGGTTTCAATATCTTTATTTGAAACAGTTTTTCCTTGCGCAGCGGCAGCAGCTTGAATTTGCAGAACTTGTGCTCTGAGTTCATTCATTCGTTGAAACTCTGCGCCTTTTGGATCAATTACAACTGACATCCCAGGAATCACTGGCACACCAGCAAGTCTTGCAATGATTTTGTTAAGCTCTGCGCTATCGCGCCGGTCTTCGGATTGCAAAATTTTGAGCGCAGCCACTGCGTCTTTGCCATCGAGCCCCTTGCCAACCAAACCCCAAATCTGGCTAGAGTCGGTGATCGTATTGTTATAAATGCCATTGAGCAGGTTAAAATAGACGGCTTGATTGGTCTCCTGCTTTTGTGGCTCAAGCAACTCTTTGAGCGTGTCAATAGGCACCGAGCCCGGTGGCAGGGCGATGAGCGAGTCAATAAGCTGTTTTCTTTTTGGACTGCCAACCGGCAGCGGAAAGATCTGCTCCAGCAAATTGATGGCCATGTCCTCGCCCTGCTTCTTAATGGCTGCAGCATTTGCATCAGCAATTGATTTGCGCTGGTTGACGGCCACCATAAAATTAGCGGTAACCTTGGCCACCGCGTCAAAGTCGTTGGTGATCATGGATTTCAGCACTGGGCTCATATTGCCAAGGTCGCCTGCCTTGAGCTTTTGCAGCGTGCCCTCTGGATCTGCCATGTTGGCATCAGCCATCAAAGCCTTGGTCACGGCGTTGATCTTGGCATTGCGCAATGCGGTCTCAAACTTAGTGCTGTATTCGGTCTGCAGCGCTTTGTCGCCAAGCAGCAAAGATTGAGTCAGCACATTCCTGCGAAACACATCAGCCATCTCGTCGATAGATCTCAACTGGCCATTTGCGTCAGTCCAACTGCCCTGCGAGATAGTAGCTTCCAGCAGCCTGACACTGTTGTCAAAGTCAGAGTCGAACTTGGCAATGCGCTGGTTTTTGGCGCGATCAAGCTCGGCCTTGTAGGCGGCATTGAGCACGGTGTTACCGTGCGTGGCCATGGTCGCTCGAAACTTGATTGATGCTTCTGGATCAATACTGGCCAGCGATTTTGAATAGCCATCCGACATGGTCTTGATTTTGGCGCTGACTTGCTCAGAGTTGACTTTGCCAGCCTCGACATCCATCAACATCTTGGACAACTCATTGCGACCTTCAATCTCAAAGTGCCCAGCCAGCTCCAGGCTGCGAGCCTTGGCCACCGCTTGATCGAAGAAATTTAGCGAGGTGGTCTTACCAACGCCCAACGGCAGGCCGTCTTTGGCCATCTGCAACTGCTCTGGTGTCAGCGGGTTTTGCGCCGCAAATTCCAAACCTTCCTGCTGGCGCATAACACCGGCAGCCTGGAAAGCACTCGCGCTCATGCGGTCGAGGATCTGGGCGAGCTGGCCTGCGCCCTGTGCGGCCACTCTCGGCGCGATGTAGTCCACCCCCTGCTGCTGCACCTGGGTCATGGGCACGCCACCCACCGAGCGGATCTGCATCTGACCTGATTCAATTCGTTGCGTGGCCATGCTTATCTCACCTTTAAGTAGTCAATCCCGGCCTTGGTCAGCGTTGCACCAGCAAGGATGCCGCCAGCCCTGCGAGCTGCAGTGCCAGCAGCGGTGAGTTGACCAGCTTGGCTGCGAGCGCTGTACAGGTTGAGCGTGTTCTGATAATCGGTGGACTGCAGCATGGCTGTGGCATCCTCAAAGCCAAGCACCCGCGCAGTCAATGCATTGAGGTCAGCGATGCCAACATCGCGCATGGTTGCGGCCACGTTCTCGCGCTGCACCGCCTGGACAGACCCTTCACCCAGC